TCTCCGCGTTGCTGGTATTCACCGGAGGCTGATAGTCGGGCAGCGTCTCGACAATCTCTTGCGGGTATCCCTCGGCCAACAACTCGCCGACCGTCTTCTTGGTCCGGTGGGACTTGATGATGAAGTCATCATCATCCCTGGCGTTGCGGCTGATGACGAATTCCTCGGGCGGGATGTTGTAAATCCGCACTGTTGAGACGTTAACCTTGGTCGCCAGCGTTACGTCATGGATCGTGCTCTCAACGGCTACACCATCAGGCCCGGTGACTAGCTGAGTCTGACCGCTATGCGCCACGACCTCATCGCCCTGCCGCTGAAACAGCAACGCCTGAAACTCCATCTCGGACAGGCCGGCAAACGTCTCGGTCTTGGTTTCGTACTTTTCTTCCCATACCGCTTTGACCACGCCAACCTTCTGTACCAGGGCATCGAACGCCCACTGATACAGGATGACCTCGCCGCGGTTGTCTTTGCGGAACACCACATCGTTGATGTACCGGGTCGCGACCCGCAGCAATTCAACAGGCTCCGACGCGGTCGGCCAGTATTCCGCGATGTTCTTGCCCGAGGTGAACACCCTCAACAGGCTCGGCAGCATCATGTTGATGTAGTTCGCCACCGTGCGATCGGTGATGCTCGACCGGCCCTTCGGTGCGGGCAGGTCGTTCATTTCACCGCGGTAGTATTCGAGGTTGCGGTCACGCTGGCCAGCGATGGTGTCGGAGCCGTTGACGTAGTCCAGCGCATCCCTGATCTCGCGGCCGATCAAAGTCTCGACGGCGTCAAGGTCCATGGGTTTGTCGGGTGTCATGCCGCGATGAACTCCCATTTATCGACTTTCGCCCATGCCGCAGCGGTGGCGGGCGCGTCGTTGGTCAGCAGGTGTTGCCCCATCGCCGCCGTGCGGAATGCATCAGCGGTGTGCGAGCTGTCGTCGTGGTCGGGTTCTTCGACGAACACATGGCGCGACTTGTCGAACTTCCGCCGATACGCCTTGAGCGCCGCGACACCCTCAACCGTTCCGTCCCGATCGAAGTAGGACATTTTCAGCACCCGGCGCACCGCTTCGATGCCGTCGCCAATGTCGCCGCGGGGCAATACCTCAACGCGGTAGCCTAGCTTTTCCATCATGTCGCAGCGGCGCTCGCCCGAGCCAATATCCTTGCTCGATCCGTCGTGCGGCCAGAGGTGTTTGCCAAAGCGCCATTTGTGCTTGGCCTTGAGCCCGTCGAGGATCGAAGCGGCGTGGGGTAATCCGGGATGCTCAAACTTGTGATGGTACAGCCAGCGGAACCCGCCAACGTCAGCCTGGAACGCCCAGAAGCGCATGTTCCCGCCAACGCCCAAGTCCCATGCGGTATGCACAGATAGCGCGGGGTCTGGCATTAACTGAATGATCCGTGAGTTGGCCTCACATTCGGCCATCTCGGCGCCGTAGTAGTTCCCGGCCGGCGCAACGTCATAGGCCCCGTCCCAAATGTGCGATGCCTTGGCCGGGTCCTTGGCGCGGTCCAGTTCCATCTCGCCGAACAGTTCACGCGGGAACCACGGGTTATCGAGGTGGTTTGCCTTGACCACGATGGCGTCGACCGGCGGGTTCTCTCTCAGGAACTTGTCAACCGGATCCGTCTTGCTGGTCGGGTTCCAACTGAACCACAGTTCGGACTTGGGCTTGCGAATGGTCGGGCGAAGCATCTCAAGCGAACGCTGGGATAGCGTATGGGCTTCTTCCACCCAGGCCACGTCGAAGCCCTCGAGCGACTTGATGTTCTCGGCGTTGGCGTCGTTCATGCCGCGGAAGATGATCAGCGAGCCGTTGTGGCCCCTGATTTCCTCTCGGGTAATGTCGAATTGATCGCGCACCCCTAGCGCCTCGATCTTATCGACAAGCAACTGCCGCACGCTGTCTTTGAGGCTGTTCTGGACTTCTCGGATGCAGACGATGCGGCACCCATCGGCCAAGCATCGATCAATGGCCGTTTCCGCAAAGAAATGGCTCTTGCCACTGCCACGGCCACCGTAGGCGCCCTTATACCGGGCCGGTGACAATAGCGGCTTGAACACCCGCGCTGTCGGAATGTCGAGCACTTCCGATGAAAGGCCGGCGTCAAGCATTTGGTTTCGGGTCCACGATAGTCCGCTGAATCTTCGCAACAACTGCTATTGGTCCGCCGTCAGGCCCAGCATGGCTGAGGTCGATCCCCTCTCTCCAGCCAGCCCTCGCCTTCATCCAGAATATTTGCGCGGCGGTGTTGTTCTGTTCTGTCGCCTGCTTGAACAGGCTCTGAGCAACCTTCAGCGTTGCCTTTGTCGATCCTGTATCGAGTTCGCGCCTGTAATACTTTCGCAGCGTCTTTGGGTCGATATCGAGGATCGATGACATGGCGTCCTGACGGATGCCCATAGCAGCCATCGTCTCGACCTGCTTCCGAGTCTCCTCGGTCGGGTCGTGCGGCGGCATTCCGCCTTTGTGATCTAGGCTGCTTTCTTGGTCCGACACTGTTCGATTTCCTTGAATGTCCGACCATCGCCATCAAGCGTGGCATCTTTGCCGGTGAACGCCTGCCATCTGCGCACGGCAACATCGACATATTGCGGCGAAAGTTCGATGGCGTGGCAGCAACGGCCGGTCATTTCTGCGGCGATGATTGTCGTCCCGCTGCCGCTGAATGGCTCGTAAACCGCCTGGCCTGGACTGCTGTTGTTTTCGATTGGCCGCTTCATGCACTCGACAGGCTTTTGAGTGCCGTGTCCAAATCCTTGATCTTCACGCGCACGTATATTCCACAGTGTTGTTTGCTTTCTATCTCCAGTCCAATGCCCTGTTTCTTTTACCGCATACCAGCAAGGCTCGTGCTGCCAATGATAGTGGCCTCTTGATAGGGCGAATTTGTCCTTTGCCCATATAATCTGACACCTGATTTCGAATTCGCACGCCTCAAGAGATTGCTGAACGACGCTGGCATGCCGGCCAGCATGCCACACATAGGCAACGTCACCTGGAAACATGGCCCAGGCTTCTCTCCAATCCGTAACGGAGTCATTTTCTACTTTGCCAAGTTTAAGTGTGTTTTTATTGACTCCTGCGCTTGCTCTCCATGCCGGGTCATAGTCCACACCATACGGTGGGTCTGTGACCATCAGGTGTGGCTTGACGCCGCTAAGCGCCCTATCAACAGACTCAACCTTCGTGCAGTCGCCGCAAACCAGTCTGTGACGCCCGAGCAGCCAAACATCACCAAGCACGGACACCGGATCGGCAACCGCAGGTACGTCGTCCTGGTCGGTCAGCCCCGCCGTTTTGTCGGCCATCAGCGTGGTCAATTCTAAGTCGCTGAATCCTGTCAGACTCAGATCAAAGCCAGCCGTCTCGAGGTCACTCAACTCGACATTGAGCATGTCCAGGTTCCAGCCAGCGTTCAGAGCAAGTTTGTTATCTGCGATGACCAGCGCCCGCTTTTGCGCTTCGGTCATTCCGCCGAGTCTGATCGACGGGATTTGCCCCATGCCCAGCTTGATCGCTGCGGATAATCGCCCATGACCGGCAATCAAGCCGTTCTGTTCATCGATCAATATTGGGTTGGTAAATCCAAATTCCCTGATCGACGCCGCTATCTGGTTAATCTGTTCTTCGCTGTGCGTTCGCGCATTCCTCGCATAAGGAACAATATCGGCGCGATTGACATATTCTATTTTAAGGGCGGGATTTTGGTCGAGCGAATGGGCGCGCGACATGCTTGTTGAAGAAATTGGATTTTCGCCCGCAATCTTCATTAAATTTCAAAGGCATAAGCCATTGGCTTAGTTGCGTTTCCGCAACAGCCTAGCACTTACGCCCTTTGCCCTTGCGCTTTTTCATGGCGGTCATTTTAGGCGCGGTGTGGCGGTATTGCAACACCATCATGGGAACTGCCCTGTCAAAGAAACTCGGCAAGATTTTTTGGCTCGAGTTTCTACGGTGCGGTATTATGGACGTCCAAAACGGAGGCCATTAAATGCTTGTGACGCGCCGAGGGTTGATCGCTGGATTGGGCGGGCTGTTTGTCGCCCCTGCCATTGTCAGGGCTGAGAATTTGATGCGGATCAATCCGCGGCTGATGGTACCGATTGATCCGCAGTTGATTTTAGCCCAAGCCGTTGGGCCAAAGATGCACACCTTCGACACCGGCTTCGGCATAATCAGGGCGACAATGGCGGACATTGCGAAGATGGCTGATTGGAATAGCGCGCACAGGGTCCCGTTGCGTAAAGAGCATATTCTAGAGTTCATTCGTTCCCGTGGTGCGACGCAAAATTCCATCGGCGGCGGTAGTGAAACTGTCGCAAAAACTAACACCAGTGAATTGATGGTAATCCGCCAATAGCTGCAAATACGCCTTTGCCAGTATCAAATCTTCATGGTCGATATTGTACCCGTAGTGTGGATCAAAATCGTCCGCGCCGTTCTCGATGATTTCCGTGGCAATCTGCCTCGCGCTTTTCATCTCAATTCCTTTCAACTCTCAGCGTGCAGCCCAATCTTGCGGGCGTAGTCCGGTAACAGGCCGCGCCCGTGTACGGTGAACCGCGGCACCGGCTTGAGCGTCCCGGCCTTCAGCATGTCGGGGATTTGTTTCGAGATCAAATCTTCAAAATCAAGCTGCTGTTTGGCCATGTGGTCGTTGGTCGCGTATTCGACGGTCGCGCCATTGCGGTCAATCAACTTGGCGGTCACGTCCTTGACGCCATCGGCCTGCGGCTTGCCCGAGACGTTGCGGGCGTCACCGTGGAAACTGCTATCGAACCCAAACCAATGTTGATCCATCAGCCCGAGGTAGTACGCCACCCAGATAGCGCGCATTCCAACCGTTGTACCGCCGGGAAGGATGACCGGGTCGCGATTGGGGAACATGGATTTCAGTTCGGCGTATTGGGGCTCCGACCCGGTCGGGAAGTCGGCATACGGTATCCACAGGTAATGCGGATAGCCCTGAAATTTGGCCCAGGTCTTTTCGTGTACCCCTGCCGCTAACAGGTAGTGGACATCATGCCGGGGGCTTTCGACGTAGTCGGCAACCCTCTCCTGGGGGTCAATCATCACATGGGCGAACGGCGTGATGCCG